ATTAGAAGATATTAAAAAAGCAAAAGATGCATTAGATTCAGTTAGTTCTACAAAAGAAGCAAGCTATCCGGATCCTACTAAACACAAATACATTAGCTTTATCAAAAGCGGATTTAGAATCGCGGCCGGATTGGCGCTTGCAGGTGGCGGCTGGCTAGAAATGAATCCGTATTTACAAGGCGCAGGTCTATTGCTAGTATTGGCAGAAATACTAGGTATCGCTGAGGAATTAGTGTAATGGATATGGATCAAGCGGCCGTATTCCTAGCCGGTAGTATATTAACAATGCTAGGATTTGTTATAGTTGTTGCTGGGTTTGTTGTCATCAACAACATCATACACAAATATTGGAAGCCTGTCAAAATATTTACACCAGATAGTTGGTCAATGATTAATCCTCCTTTAAAGTTTGTTAATCAGGATGAGTTAGATCGTGTTGCACCTAAATTAGAAGCATTAGATAAAAAGGAAGTTAAATGAAAGATTTATGGGTAGAAAAATACCGACCTAATACAGTCGACGGATACGTTTTTCGAGATACCCATCAAAAAGATCAAGTTAAACGTTGGATCAAAGAAGGATCTATACCGCACTTGCTTTTTAGTGGTAATGCTGGTATTGGTAAAACTACGCTGGCCAAGCTCTTGTTTAATGAGCTTGAACTTAACGACTTAGATGTATTAGAAATTAACGCATCGCGCACTAACTCTGTAGAAGATGTTCGAGATAAGATTGTAAACTTTGTCCAAATGATTCCGTTCGGTGACTTTAAAGTAGTACTGCTAGACGAAGCAGATTACTTATCTCCTAATGCTCAAGCGGCACTTCGCGGTGTTATGGAAACATATCATACAACTGCACGATTCATCCTTACTTGCAATTATCCTAACAGAATCATTCCTGCACTACATAGTAGATGTCAAGGCTTCCACATCGAGCGTGTGGACATTACAGAGTTCACTGCACGAGTAGCGACTATTCTTGTAGAAGAAAACATTGAGTTTGATCTCGATACTCTGGATACGTTTGTCAAAGCAACTTATCCGGACTTACGTAAGTGTATCAATACAGTACAGATGAACTGCTTAGAAGGAAATTTACATACTCCAGAAAAAGGTGATACAGGTGAAGCAGATTACAAAATTGAAATGGTACAGTTATTCAAAGCGGGTAAGATCACAGAAGCCCGTAAGCTCGTCTGCTCACAGGCTCGCCCAGAGGAGATGGAAGAAATTTATCGATGGTTGTACGATAACATCTCCATTTTTGGAGACGAAGAAAAGCAGAACAAAGCTATACTCATTATCAAGCAAGGTCTTGTTGATCACACATTGGTTATCGATCCCGAAATAAATCTAGCGGCTACCTTAATTAGACTAGCTTATCTATGAAAGAAAAGTTTGTAAGTGCTTACATGGATGTCGCTGAACGATTTGCACAATTAAGTTCAGCACGTAGACTTCATGTAGGTGCTATTGTGGTCAAGGATGATAGAATTATTAGTATTGGCTATAACGGTATGCCTAGCGGTTGGAACAACAACTGTGAAGACGTTATTCAACATAGTGATGATACTGTTACATTAAAAAGTAAACCAGAGGTGCTTCATGCTGAAACTAATGCGATTGCCAAGTTGGCTAAATCTAACGAATCTGGTATGGGTGCTACTATGTTTATCACCCATGCTCCATGTCTGGACTGTGCAAAACTTATATACCAAAGTGGTATTAGCAGTGTTCTATATAGGAACTCTTATAGGGATACTAGTGGTATCATGTTTCTTGAAAAATCGGGAATAGAAGTTATACAGGTGGAAAAGGGCTCCTAAGAGCCCTTTTCTACATCTTATTAGTCTCCATAAACCGCTAACACCTCCTTCACGGCATTATGGCGTTCGATGTCTTTAGCGTCAAACTGTACAATATCTATATGTTTGAGCCCGGGCTTATTTGTAATTAGATTACAAAAATTAATCAAGCCATTATCGTTTATTCTATCTGCTTGTGCTAGATCGCCTGTCACTACCATTGTGGAACCCTCTCCTAAACGGGTTAGTAGCATTTTCATTTGATTTACTGTAGCATTTTGCATTTCGTCTGCAATAATGTATGCGTTTTTAAATGTGCGGCCTCGCATATAGGCCAATGGGCTTATTTCGATAGTTCCTTCCTCTAGCATTTTAGCTATGTCTTTTTGTTGATAATACTCTGAAAAGACGTCGAATATAGGCCTAGTCCATGGTGCCATTTTTTCATTTAATGTACCTGGTAAAAATCCTAAATCTTCGTCTACGGAAACGGCGGGTCTTGTTACCACGATCTTGTCAACTTTTCCTTCCTGAAACAGTTTAATGCCATTCTGTACAGCCAACAAAGTTTTACCTGTACCGGCTGGGCCGATAGCAAATATAATACTCTTTTGTTCGTCGTGTAGTTTGCTAAGATATAGCTTTTGATTAGCATTACGTGCCTGAATTACGACACGCTGTTTTTTTGCCGGTAGATACGTCGGAAAATCAATGATATTAACTTCTGATGTAAAACGCTTTTTCACTCGTTGTTTACTCATCTAAAGTGCTCCTACTTTAATAAAAAAGTAGAACTTGTAGTGACCGCCTCGATAACTACAGAGGTCCTACACTATTATTTAACGAATACACAAAATAATAAAGTGATACGTTATGATTTTAAACCAGCTAAATAAGTATAGAGAACTCTGGAACCTACTATGCATGATATTTTAGACGTTATACGCAACATACAGGATCTATACGAAAACAACAGCTCTTTAGCCGTGCTAAAAGACTTTGAACGTGTATTAGATGAAATGGATATGTATGTATACGAGAACTGGGAAGATGGCGAATTAGCCTATGGTCCCAAAGTTGATCGCCACTGGATCACAGCTGGGTTTATGTGGCCGCAAGATAAGATGCCTAATCCGATAGCAGCCAAGCGTTTAACAGAATTAGGTTGTAAGGTACTGTATCAAAAAAGCCATTTAATTGAACCTCGTAAAATTAAAACAGAAAGCGACTTGCGCCCAGGTACTAAGAAAGGTAAATTAGATCGTAACCCAATCTGGATTGTAGAAATTCAAATGCCTAAAAAAATAGCATTTGATATCTATAGAGGTTATATGGATAAATTAAAAAATGAAACTCAAACTTCTTCAGCTTCTAAAGGCGGAGCAACGCCTCCAGGGGCGAATGCAGGAGCATCAGGTGGGGCACCTCCTCCAGGTGGGGCAGTACCAGGTGGGGCACCTCCTCCAGGTGGGGCAGCTATTCCAGGTGGAGTACCTGCATGAAAATAACAGAAAGTCTACGTCCGGGTGATTTACGACACATGATTAATCACGTGTTTGGAATTGATAGCCACAAAAGTAAAATAGGCAATGACGAAGATACTGTTGTATTAAGTTTTATTGTTGATGATGAAGATTCTGCAAAAGACCTTGAAAATTTTATTGAGATGGGTTACAGTTGTGTACTTGACGCAGATGTAACGCCAGGCGAAGGTGACGATGGAAAATATCAAGTGTTTGTTGAATTAGAAAGAAATAAAAAAGTTTCAGAGCAAGTATATGAAATTATAGAAGGAATTAAAAAATTAGCCGATCTCGATGAAATGAGATTCCGTTTTTTTAAAAGTTTTAAAAGCCACCCGGCTACATTGGATAGTTTGTATGCTTTGATTCCTAAGGATCGAAATTCGTATGAAGTAGCTACTAAAGAATATAGATTAAATAATTTTAGCGAATTCTTTAAAAATAGTTATGCTGAAAAAATGTTAGTAGATGAAAGTTTACAATTTAAGAGTACATACGGCGAGAGAGTTAAGTTTGAAATTGTAAACAGTGGACCTAAGAATGAAGTTTACGATAGCATAAAAGGTCCTATTATGTTAGAGCATAGGGATATTTCAGAAGTATTGTTTTTGACTAAATTAATTGGTAATTACAATATAACTAAAATTAGTGATACATTTATATTTGAAAACAGCGGATGGGCTGTTGCACTTAAAAGGAAATAATAATGAGCGACGGATTTAAATTTGATTTTACACTAGCGAAATTTAAAGCAATTATCGGTAATAACTCTTATGCTGATCATTGGTATGAAGCACTATGCGAAATACTTCCAGACTATGAAATCGACACACCACAGCGTGTTGCGGCTTTTTTAGCACAAACAGCACACGAGTCGGGTGGTTATACTGCAATTAAAGAAAATTTAAATTATAAAGCAGAAAGCCTGTGTAAAGTTTGGCCGCGTTATTTTAATCCTAGTAATGCAAATGAATATGCTCATCAACCAGAAAAGATTGCCAACAGAGCATACGCAAACCGTATGGGCAATGGTCCAGAAGAGTCGGGCGATGGTTGGAAATTTTGTGGACGTGGACTTATCCAGTTGACTGGTAAAGACAACTATAGTCGTTATGCACAAGCAACAGAACAAACTCTAGATGAAGCAAGTGAACATTTAACAACATTCGAAGGCTGTGTTCAAAGTGCCGCTTGGTTTTGGGAGGCAAACAACTTAAATCAATACGCAGATTCAGGCGATATATTAACAATGACCAAACGTATTAACGGCGGAACATTAGGTCTAGAAGATCGTCAAAAGCATTATACTCACGCATTACATGTCCTAGGGGCTTAAGATGGGTCAAATTGGATGGATGTTAAGTCTTATTCCAGATAGCATTTTTGTTTGGGTCTACTATATACTTACAATAGTAGGAATTAGTCTTTACATTGGTAGTAAACTTGTAAGATGGATTCCTATGATGGGACAATACAAATTACCTGCAGAAATAGTCGGGGTTGTATTGTTAGTAGTAGGTGCGTATCTGTTTGGTGGTTACGGAGTTCAGAAGGCATGGCTAGACCGAGTGGCAGAACTAGAAGCTAAAGTAAAAGCGGCTGAATCTAAATCACAAGAAGTTAACACTGTAATAGAAACTAAAATTGTAGAACGTGTTAAAGTTGTAGAAAAGAAAGTTGAAGTTGTTAAAAAAGAAATCGAAATTCAGAAAGAAGTTATCAATGCTGAATGTAAAATTAACGACATTGCCATAGAACTTTATAATAAAGCAGTAAGCGATCCAACAGAGGTTAAAAAATGAAAAGAATACTTTTAATTATTTTCATTTCCACTTTAACTGCATGTAGTACAACTGCACCGGTAGCAATGAAATTCCCCGATGTACCGCAGGTGCTTAAAGAACCTGCTGGTAAATTATCACCATTAGATACCAGTAAAAAAGTAGAATTAAGCGATATCATAGAAAATGCCAACGAAAATGCTGGTAAATACTATGAGCTACGCGAGCGATATAATGCGTGGATAGAATGGTATACTGAGCAGAAGAAAATATTCGAATCAGTTAAATAATATTACAATAGCCAAAAAGGAGCGAACTAGATGGCAAACGAAATAACAAGCGAAGCAAAAAAAGAAGATTGGATGAATTCCAAATGGCGTCCGGCCATGGGTTGGATGTACATGTTAGTCTGTATGATGGACATGGTTGTATTTCCGATCTTATGGAGTCTATTACAGACATTTACCCATACCCAAATAACACAGTGGAATCCATTGACCCTACAAGGTGCTGGCCTATTCCACATTGCTATGGGTGCAGTTCTTGGTATTGCGGCATTTGGTCGTACACAAGAAAAACTAAATGGAGCAAACAATGGCGGAGCACAATTACCATCAAGCGGGTTTACAGCACCTAGCGCACCTGCGACAGGATTTGGTGCACCGACAGGGGGCTTCAGTTCTCCAGCACCAACAAGTAGCTTTGGCGGAAGCGGGTTTGGAAGCACACCTCCAGCACCAAGCACAAGTTTTGCACCAGCACAAAGCTGGGGAACAACACCAATAGCAACAACAGCTAGCGGTAAGAAAATGGTTCCTGATGAACCGCAACCAGCAATTTAAGGAAAACATTATGAAACTATTATTAGCATTAGTAGCCAGTTTAGCATTAATTGGTACAAGTCCAGCTTTTGCAGGTGGTGAAAAGAAAGAAGTTTGTGAAACTCAAAAAGATAAAAAGACAGGCAAAGAAAAACAAGTTTGCAAAACAATTAAAGTTCACAAGAAAGTAGAAGGCGATAAGGTTCCAGAAAAGAAAAAGTAATCAAATACTTGACAGGCTCCATTTAAGATAGTATAATTACTATTATTAATTGGAGCCTTTTTTACGACTATGACTGATTATTACCAAACACTAGGTGTTAGCGAAGGTGCTAGCCCAGATGAAATTAAAAAAGCATACCGAAGCTTGGCTAATAAACACCATCCAGACAAGGGTGGAGATCAAGCCAGATTCAAAGACATAAGCGTTGCTTATGAAAATCTAAGCGATCCACAAAAGAAAGCCGAATACGATCAACAACGCATGTACGGTGGTGGTCCTCAAGTACGATTCACTACAGATGGGTTTGATCCATTTGGTCACATGTTTGGTCAAGGATTTCCGCAAGGACATCCGTTCGGAGATATATTTGGACAGATGCACCGTAATCAAATAAGACGAAATAGAGATTTAAATATTCAATGTAGTGTTTCATTTATAGATTCTTACAACGGAAAACAATTAGAAGCAAATTATCGATTACCTAGCGGTCGAAATCAAAATGTAGTTATTAATGTTCCACCCGGGGTAAATCATGGGGATACAATTCGATATCCGGGTCTAGGTGATGATAGTGTTTCAAATGCTCCACGCGGTAATCTTAATGTAACTATACTAGTAACTCCGGATCCTATCTACAAAAGACAGCACGACGATGTATACATGACTGTAGATATTACACCAATCGAATCAATGATCGGTTGTAGGAAGACAATTAAGACATTATCAGGCCAAACTATGGATCTTGATATACGCCCTGGGGTAGAAACCGGTATTGAATTTGCTAGCCAGGGACACGGTTTTCCTAATGTAAATAACGGACATCTTGGTCGATTTGTATCTGTTATCAACATAAAGCCGCCGGCTATTACTGATCAATCATTGATAGGAAGATTAAGGCAACTAGATGTTGAAATTGCACAAAGAAGATGATCCGATTCTTAAACAGACGGCAGAAAACTGGGACTTTGAAAATCATGTTAATGCGGCTGTTATAGAACGCGAAATGCTAGAATTAATGAAGGCTAGTAAGGGAATGGGACTAGCTGGCAACCAAGTTGGACTACTACGCAGAGTATTTGTTATGCGTACTACAGACGGTCGCGAATTTGGATGTTTTAATCCATGGATCATGTTTGGTGATAATGATTTCATTACAGGTGATGAAGGGTGTTTAAGTTTCCCAAATCTATGGCTTAAAGTTCCACGTCACAATAAAATCACTGCCAGCTATCTTGACAATACAGGAAAACCATGTATAATAGAACTTGAAGGCTTAGATGCTAGATGCTTCCAGCATGAATTAGATCATTTAAATGGAATAACATTTACAGAATATGTAAGCGATTTAAAATTAACAATGGCCAGAAAAAAACAAAGGAAATTAAATGGTTGAACCAAGCGACAATCTACAAGCAGTGTTTGAACGTGCAATTGAAACTGCTAAGAAACTGCATCATGAATATCTTACGATAGAGCATTTATTGTGTGCGATGTTGATGGAGGAATCTTTCTTTACAACCTTGCAAGAGTTTGGTTCTAAACCAGACAATTTAAAAGCTCAACTCCTTGATTATTTGCAAAATAAGTGCGGTGAAATTACTGTTCAAGATGTTGTTGTGAAACCTAAAAAGACACAATCTGTTGAGCGTGTACTTAATCGTGCATTTACACAAGTATTGTTTAACGGTCGTCAACGTATTGAACCTACTGACGTATTTTTAGCTATGCTAGGTGAAAAACGTAGCTGGGTATTTTATTTTGTTGCCCTTGCTGAAATTGATAAAGACAAATTTGCTAGTTTTTTAAATTCTTCAAATGAAGAAGTAGAAGAAGAACAAGAGTCCGGTGGACAAAGTGGAAAGATCCTTAACTCATACACTACTAATCTAAATGAAGCTGTTAAAAAAGGTAAAGTAGATCCAGTGATTGGTCGCATCGATGAATTAGAAAATATTGCATTAGCATTAGGACGACGTAGTAAAAATAATGTAATCTTAGTCGGTGATCCAGGTGTAGGTAAAACTGCTATAGCAGAAGGACTTGCTTACAATATTGTTAAAGGCGCTGTACCGGATTTTCTAAAGGACTATACAGTTTATAATCTAGATATTAGTGCTATGCTTGCCGGTAGTAAGTATCGTGGAGATTTTGAAGAACGCTTTAAGATGATTCTAAAAATACTTACTAAGAAAGGTAAGACTGTCTTATTCATTGATGAGGCACATATGATTAGTGGTGCTGGTAGTGCCGGTAATTCTGCTAACGATCTTGCTAATATGATGAAGCCAGCACTAAGCAAAGGTAACATTAAAGTTATCGCATCAACTACTTGGGAAGAGTATCGTAAGCACTTTGAAAAGGATCGTGCGCTGATGCGTCGTTTCCAACGCATTACTGTTGACGAGCCGACTCAAGAAGTTACTATGCAGATTCTTAAAGGTATTAAGAAATACTATGAAGGATTCCATAATGTTAAAATCCGCAGTGATGCACTTCAAGCGGCTATTAAACTAAGTGTAAAATATCAAACAGATAAGAAGCTTCCAGATAAAGCAATTGACCTTATCGACTTGGCTTGTTCACGTTTCAATTTAAAACTGTCCGATGAACGAATTATCGGCGAACGTGAGATTCAGTTTGAACTAGCTAAGATGGTACAAATGCCCGAAGAAAAGATCATGGAAACTGAGAGCTCTACTATGTCTACATTACAAGACAACGTACAAGCAGATGTATTCGGTCAAGATCAAGCAGTGATTGAAATCGTAGACAAAATTATTGTTGCCCAAGCTGGACTTAAGAGTGATAATAAACCTATCGGATCATTCGTGTTTATGGGGCCAACTGGCACTGGTAAAACTGAAACTGCTAAGTCATTGAGTAAGCACTTAGGTGTTAAGTTACTACGGTTCGATATGAGTGAGTATCAAGAAAAGCACAGTATCAGTAAGTTGATTGGTAGCCCACCAGGTTATGTTGGCTTTGAAGAAAATGCTGGATTGTTAGTTACACAGGTCCAAGAGAACCCTAATGCTGTTTTGTTGTTTGACGAAGTTGAAAAGTCACATCCAGATGTTTCGACAATCTTGTTGCAGATGATGGATAATGGTTTTATCACCGGCTCAAATGGAAAACAAGCAGATTGCCGTAACTTGATCTTAATTCTTACTACTAATGCTGGTGCTTCCGATGCTGATAAAAATGCTATTGGTTTTGGTGCGCAACAAAAAGACTACAGTGATAAAGATCTTAAAAAGTTCTTTACACCTGAGTTCCGCAATCGTTTAGATGCTGTCATTACATTTAATAAACTACATCGTGATACAGTTGTTAAAGTGGTTGAAAAATTCCTTGAAGAATTGCGTTCACAAGTTAAAGATAAAGGTATTAAAGTCAAGGTTGATCGTGATGCTATTAACTGGCTAGTGGACAATGGTTACGACAGTAAAATGGGTGCTCGTCCGTTGCAACGTGTGATCGATAAAGAAATCAAGAAAGATCTTGCTAAAATGATGTTGTTTGGTGAGTTGCGAGGAGGCGGGTGGCTAACTGTAAGTGTAGTTGATAATAAGATTACACTTGCGGCAAAAGGGAAGATATTAGATGTACCTTTACTAGCTATCGAAGAAAGTAAAGAAAATGCTAATCAAGACAACTAATCGATTATTTCATAACAAATACAAATACAAGATAGTCTTAACCTGTGGTGGAGCTTCTTTATTAAGAAATAAAAAGTTCGATGAGATTTTAGAAAGATTAAATGATATTAAATTTGATGATGCTAAAATCTCTCACTACAGAGGTTCAGTAATTAAGAGCAAAGAAGAATTAGATTGGACTTTTAAACTAGTTAATTCATTACAACTAATGAATGATATCGATTTACGAGTAGAGCAACCATGGATTTCAATTTATACAAACATCAAAGGTCATATTGATAAACTATCTAAACTTGATAGCACAAAAGTCAAATACATCAGTATGCCCCCTAGTGCAGGCACTCTAGTTGAAAATACTATAATTTCAAGTAAAATTAACTTTGAATACCGAATTACTCTGGGTAAAACAACCCATGAACATTCGACTTTTATTAACTGGGCTAACAACAATAAAAAACTCAAGCTAACTAAAAGCTGTATCAAAGCACTCAATAGTCCTCGCAGTTGGGGTGGGACTTATTTCTACATTACCGGTGATAATAACCTATTATTAGCTAAAATGCACTTAGGGGAAGCTATCAATAGGGTTGATCGCATTGTCAAAGCCTAACACGTAGATCCATTAAGCGATAAATACTCTAACCGCAGAGTATTCTGCTGTCTTTCAATTACGGATCAAAAAATGCGCATACAAGAACTGCTAGAAGGCAAAATTTTCAATGATTTAGACTTTGTTAAACATGGCGAGAATGGCCGTGAGTTAGACTACGATTTAGTAGAAGATCTAGCATATTTTATGAATCATGATGATGAAGCATATCGCCGTCATACTCATCCTGCTGTAATGCATTGCATTGACAGCATGAAGCATCATATTAAACCTAAAGCAGACGTATTTGCGCCTTCTATCAAAGAATGCTATAAGATGTATGTTAAAAAATTCCCAATCCGTGAATTACCGAACGAATTAGATGAAGAGATTACTAAACAAATTTGTGATAAGATGCACGAAGACGTTATACAGCACATTGGTGACGGAAAGTACAAGGACTAACCGTGAGATTACGTGAGCTGTTTATTCGTGAGACTGTCGCTACTGCTCAAAAACAACTAGGCAGAGCGTTCAACCACCCAGAACATTTTGTATTCTTTCACGGTGCCGCAGGTACATTAGAAGCACTACAGCATTTTGAAGAAGTTGCTGTTGAAAAACCCGGTGCAACTACTGTACGTAAAAAATGGGATGGTAATCCTCAAATCTATTGGGGTAGAGAACATAAGGGCGGACCACTTATACTTGCCGGGCATAATGGTTGGAGTCGCGGTGCTAAGACCACTAGTCCAGAAGAAGTAGCTGATTTTATCGCTAACAAGAGCGGCAAGCCCGGAACACCTGAGCAAGATGCTGAACGTAAACGTTTTGCACAAGAGTTTGCTAGCTTATATCCTATATTCGATCGTGCTACTCCTACAGACTTTGAGGGATTTGTCTATGCAGATGGCTTATTCCTTAAACGTCCTGCATTGGGTAAAGATGGTGTTTATACATTCTGTCCTAATCCTAATAGTAACACTTGTTATCATGTAAGAAGTGATAGCAAGTTAGGTCAGCGTATTGCCAATGCACAGGTTATGGTCACCGGGCATGGATATTTTCCGCACTTTGGAATGCCTGATAATCAACAAAAACCCAAAGATGACTTTAGTGAGTTTAATGGCACTGCACCATTAATAGTACAAGGTCCTATTTACAATCCCACTGCACCTCAACATGATATTAGTGTTATAAAACCTTTAAAAGATTATGTAACCAAGCATGGTCGTGTAATAGATGCGTTTATTAACAGTATTCCGCCGACTGATAAAGAAGGTATTTTTTATAAATTTGCCAATGCTATGAGCAAAACTGGTGCATTTGATAGTATTGATAATCAAGGATTCTTCAACTGGCTAGCTGACCCTAAGAATAAGATCAGTAATAACAAACGTATGCATATTGAAGCTATGAGTAAACAGCATCTAGGTGCTCTAGATGGAATATGGCACTTGATGAAAA